ACTTCGAGATTCGGGTCATATTCCTTAATTCTCTCTGCAATATGTAGGGCATCACGTTCTACCAGGTGACCGTCAACTGCAATAAGGTCCCCCATTCCTGGGTCATACCAGTTCGTCATTTAACTCACCCCTAAAACTTGTTTTCTGATCTGTAGCCGTTCCTATTTCTCGAACCATATAGGGGTCGTTACCAGGTCCATGACTGGGAGCATATGGTCTAACTCCTTCAACCTGAAAGAATTCCATAGCTTCATGGGTTTCAACCAAACATATTTGTTCAAATAACCATCTCTGCCAACTACGTTCATCATAACTTGCAGCTGGAACAATCATTAAATGATTGACTCTACGAATTTCATCAGGATGATAACTATCTGGTGTTGAAATAGCTATAACTAAGGTCAACCCTTTACTTTCTTGACCTCTATCCTCTTCCTGAAGATAGAAATTCCAATTCTTCTTATATGTCAAACTATTAACTAGCTGTTCCAATTCAATTGGATATGGAGCAACTTGAACATTCAACATTTATCTCTCCTTGAACATAGAAAGGGGAGAGGAACCAGGACAGTTCCTCTCCCCTTTTTCATGGCGGCGACTTACTGTTAGGCGACGGCTTCAGTGATGTTCGTCATCTTCCAGTGTGCCCCACGAACGTGAGTTCCAAGCTGCCAATACTGCTTCATAAGAGCTTCGAACGAGTCGAAGTCATGGACCCACTTAAAAGTGGAACCATCGGTGTCTTCCCAATACCATTCCTTATCACGATAAATCGTGAGTTCAGATTCGGTCAAACCAAACATGTGCTTAGCTGGGGTATCCCGGTCTGCAACTACAGGAACTTCCTTCTCGTAATTGAATGCCAGACCAACAAGACCACCGCTGAATTCCTTCGGCTCGTTGTAACGCCGGAGCGAAGTCATCAAGTTGAAGTACGAACGACGAACCCCAAGCGATCCAAAAATCGCCGAAATCATCTTGCCCGTCTTCCGCTTCACGTCATCACAACGAGCAATCATGGCAATTTCAGTCAAAGTAGCTGTAGTACCATCCTCAATTGCCTGCCAATAACCAGTCGTAGATGCAATTCCATGAAGAGTGCCAGTAGAATCGACGATCTTGTTCAGACCATTTGGCTCGTTCGCCCAGTTTCCCGTACGAACAATGTAGTTACCCGAAACACCTGTAACAGACGCCGACAAAGTAACAAGAACTGCCGAATCAATCGAAACAACTGTGACCGCTGTTCCACCAGCAACAGGTGTACCAGCGTTAACTTGGTCAACAACCATTCCAACTTCAAGCTGATCTGTAGAATCAACTGTTTGCTGAGCAGCAGTTGCCGTAGCAGTAACTCTTGCAATGATTCCAGTAGCTGTAGCTGAATCGACATGACCGTAAGCAATACGGTTTTCATCACGGGTCAAGTCGGACTTCAATCCATCCATCTCACGATCAAGCGCGGATGCAAATGACTGGAAGTTCTTTTCAGCCAATGCCATAACTTGACCAGTAAGACGAACACGACCGTATCCGTACTTGAGGGTTTCTTGTGCTGCGGTATAACCTTGACGGCCGGCAGCAGCAAGCTGAGCATTTTCTGCCCGATACGAAATACCATGGTTACGAGTATGACGAACGGGGAAAACAACGTACTTTCCACCGATGGTATCTTGAACACCTTCGGAAGTACGCTCAATTCGCTTCAGGGTAATTCTCTCATTGGAAAGCTGGTCGTGAACGTCCGGCTCATATACCTCTTTGAGAATACCGTTAACGGTAGTCATCGTTGCGGTCATCTAATGAATCCTTTCAAGATTGTGCTGCTTCTAAAGCAGCTGCAATGAAGTCTTTTCTTCCTTGGGGGGTATTCATCTTGGAACGATCCACCTGACCGGCAGGAACTGATCCAGACCCCGCAAAAACATTCGGGGCTGGTTTCCGTTGACGGTTGTTGGCTCCACCTTGAATTCCTTGTACAAATTGCTCGTATTCCTGGAAGGCTTCGTTTGGGTTCTTGCCTCTTGCGAGTCTAGTCAAGATCCACTCGTCATCGAAGTCGCCGAAGTGAGTATGCATCTGATTGAGCACGTCGTCAAGCATTGCCATTTCTTCACGTTCTTGCTGACTACCGATGAAACCCTGAGTGGTTTCACGAAGCTGTCCCAATTCTTGCTGCATTCTCTGGAACTGCTCAATAAACTGTGGAGGAACTCCTTCAAATTCCGGCAATTGTCCTTGATTTCCACCTACAGGCTGTTGTTCGTCAGTGTCTGGATCTTCCCACATGTCACTTTCCTTGAGAGCTTTGTGAATCTTCTTGTACATTCCAACTGGGTCAGAATCCAGCTGTGAATAAATCCACGCTGCCTGACTCAGAGTTTCGGGGTCCATGCCAATTTGCTTGTATGGAGCATACTGGCCATGAATAGCCTGGAAACGTTGTGTTACCTGACCATTCCATTTAGGTAGATACTTATTAACGATCTCTCTATCAGCTTCCTCTACTTCATTGAGAAACCCTGAGGACAAATCGTCATCATTATTTGGAGGGTCCTGAGTTTGACTCGGGAACCCACTAAACTCCAGCGGGTTCATTGATTGGTTCTCCTTCTGGGATTGGTTCGTCGCCATTCATTCCCGGTATTTGACCGGCTTCCATCATTGCGCCTTCTGACACAACTCCTGCAATTCTATCCTTATGCATACGACAGTGGGCAACAAATGAGGCTTTAGCTTCTACAGGAAGAAGTTCAAATTCCTGAGACTTCATGTAATTCTCGTGAGCCATAATATGAGCTTCGTCATTATCCCATTCGTTGATAGGAATAAGTGTCTTACCAAGCTGCCAGTTCTCACGCTGAGCTTGACGCAAATCAAGCTGAGATTCATCATACATGCGATTGGTTTCACTCATCTGCAAGTACTTAAGACCTTGTTCAACAGGAATGAATTCAGACTTCATCATTTCTGTAATGAATGCTTGACGGGCAGCCCTTGAACGTGGAGCCATTGAACCAGATTCGACACGGAAATCAGTATTTCCACGCAAATCTTGTGCTTTAAACATCATCGTCTCAAAGACACTATTACGCGAAACAACCTTGATAAGTCTTTCCTCGTCCCAAAACTGATCGACCAAAGCAAGAGCCTGTTGCCCGATTTCTTGAACAGCCTCTTCAATGGAGGCCACTGCATAGTACAAACGAGTATCGTTTTCTTCTTGTAGGTAAGCGATAGCACTTGCTGCTTCGACCCCTGGAGGCGTCCGACCCTTTGTGATTTCAAACTGACCGGAGATTTCATCCATATCCTTTAGAGTCTTATCATCCAGTCCTAAAACATACTGAGGAATATCTGGCTGATTCAATGGCGCAGGGGGAGCAAAGCCGGGAGCAACTGCAATCATCAATCCAGGCTCACTGGTTACTTTATTGGGGTCAATTGACCCCTGCGTATAAGTATATTGAGGTTTACTCGTACGATTTTTTGCTTCGATAAGTTGGGATCTAGAACGGTTGTATTCACGCTGTAGAGGAATAAGATCTTGTATAATTGATTCTCCGTAGAACCTACCCGTGGGAATTGCGTCGATTTTTGCAAAGGGGTATCTCCCATGTTCGTAAGGGTAATCATTTTCTGGCTCTTTCTGGGTAATGGCAGATAGAACTTCATCCATCCCACCCATATCCAATTGAGCCTCTTCTTCTTTCGGAACTCCTTCGTACATGTAGACCATTGTCTCATTAGAGATAATGAACATAGCACCTGTAGGAAAATCCTTACAAGGTTTAACCCAGAACTCCTTGACATAGCATTGTTTCATCCCTTGTTCTTTAGGCGTCTTAATTCCAAGAGATGAAAAGAACTTCTGATCCAGGTGAGCACCTGTAACAGTCTCATCAGGATCAATTTCAATGCCATATTGAGTGTGGAGAACTTCAGGATCAACTGTAGCTGCATGACAAACAAACGGTTGAAGTTGAATATCCTCTTCTTGTAGATATGGAACTAAGATGTGGAAGGGGGAGTTTGATTTCCAACAGATCTTCCCCATGTTTCCCATATCGTCGGGGGTATTTGGCTCGTAATATGTCTTAACAAAGCCGGTCCCACAAACACTCGACCAGAAAACCGCTGAGCGTCTCGTGCGATTAAAGTATCCAGAGTGGATAAGGTAATCAGAGACGTTTTCTCCAGCTCTAGCGGCAGCAACATCTTGTTCCTCCGTTGAATCAGGAACTACCCAGAACTGAGGTTCCTCTTTAGAGAGTTTAGTAATCTCGTTCCGAATAGCTGGCTTAATTCGGTTAATTGTGAGTCGAACTCGCCAGTTTGGGGCAGGAGGATCAATCATTTGCAAATGAGTCGAAGATCCAGTTGTTTTCGGAGACCAAGCAACCCAGTGTCGACCAAAATAAAAGGCCATATTGGTATACCATTGCTTCTCAAATACAGCTCTAGCCTGTTGACAAGCCTTGAACTTTTGTTCATATTTAGAGACGATTTTTCCCTCAGGACTCGATGGAAGTGTCTTGATTGCTGCCACTTAATACTCCTAGATCGGTCAGAATTTCCATGTCAATCGGGTCAAAGTCTAGATTCGGACCGTCATCGTAACTAGGTTCCGTTTCCGCTTGAGGAAGCGTAGCACCAGATTCTTCAGAGGGAAAGGTGGAAGAATGTTGTGGAATCGACAGTTGCAGCAACAGGCGACTCTGATTGAGGTTGGCTTCCGTTGTCGCCTTCAGAAGTTCCATCAGGTGATTTTGTGACGTCATCAACATTCCCAGAGTTTCCTGAATCCACGTCATCTTTTCGTAAATCTGCTGTAATTCCAGTTCCATTTCTCTCCTTAAATCGTGCCAACGCTCTGTAATAGTCCGAAATAATCGCCTCCATGCAGACGTTACAGAAATAAATCGCACCATCCCAAAGAGGTTGAAAACTAGTATGGTCTATATCGCAGCCAATATCTACGAAATACTCTCGACCTGATGGAGAACCACAATTCAAACAAAAATGTGGAAATACCACAGGCATTTCCATCACTTCTACAGGTCTTAACGCCATGATTACCTTCTTAGGTTATTTTCGATTGAAATGAAACGATATTCTGGACTCCAACGATCTAAACGTTTGCGTTGAATTCCAAATCGAAATTGATGCCGCCCGCATGCGAAATAGGGTCTCCAACCTTTAAACAACATTCTTCTTTTTCCTACAATAGTCTTCCCAAGCATCTGACTGCTGTTTCCAAGAATCAAGAAGTTGTCGACCTTCTTCTGTCCTAAATATATCTACCCCTATAGGCTTAGAATCTACAGTTCCATCTGCATTAACAGTTCGTAACTCTCCGACCATGATTACCACTCACTTCCTAAGTATTCGTCCTGAACCCCTGAATAAGCGGGTTTTCTGATTAAGAATGAAGGATCGAAATCGCTTGCTGTTTCCGGAGCGCCTAGAATATTACCTACAGGCATATCAATCTCCTCTGGAAGCTGCGGGCGACTTACAATCCCATAACGTAGGGCGTCAAGCAAATGATCGTCCTTTTTGACTGGGGTCTCTTTATTGTTGTTACGAACTGCAATCTTGCTTGAAGCAAAACGTGCCCAGCGATAGCGTTGGAGTTCCCAAAGTAGCCATTGGCAGCGAGGAGAGATGAAAACCAACTTCTTCTTAAAGCGATGAGCAACTCTTGCAATTCCTCCAGCAACATTGTTGTTTCCAAGTCCAATAAAGACACCGTGTTCAGCGTACTCAGTATGGATCGAAGTTCCCGTAATCGGATCAGTGTTCGCAATCGAAGGATCTCCGACTGTATAATGTGGGACGATTCGTAGTGAAGCTCGGCGTTCGAGTATATTGGCGGCGTTTTCCATGACGAGTTTCTTACGCTCGTAGTATTCGTCATAGATGATGATTCTTCCTTCGTCATCATACGCTCCCCAAAGAACTCCTGTAGGATTGGTATAGCCGTGATCGAGCATCTCGAAATGGCCCCATTTACGATGAATGGTATTCCAACGATCTGTCTCAATAATGTCTTCGTCTAGAACGTTCTCTGAACTAAAGGATTCCTTGTAAACCAGTCCGGTATGAGTAATGAAAGAGCCAGTTTTACGTGTCTCAATTTCAGATTCATTCATCCCCTCAAGCAATTCATCCATAACATCCATATTGATATGAATATTATCTTTTGTATCTACTTCAAAGACATCAATCGACTGTCGCTTTTTATTCTTCCATGGTTCATAAAGTCGATCGAATACCCAGGTCATTTCCTCCAGGGGTGTTACAGTAATCCAGTAACGGCCATTAGTATCAACAAGACGAAGCAAACACTCATTAAAGATATCCTCAGGCGGTTCCTCGTCAAACCAAACACCGTGTCTAGAAGTTCCCGAGAATTTCGTGACTGCTTGGTCATAGGACATAAACTCCAAGAATGATCCATTTCCTAACGTCAGGGTGTGTAGAGACTTTGAATAGGAATCTTCCCAGGAACCATTAATAAGTGTTGAAGGCGGTAACCACATTTGAACAGCAGGTATAAGAATCTTTTCAACACCCTGATCAAAGTCTACACCTACAGCTCTCAATCTAACTGGGGGTGGGGGAACATCTTGATAAGGATGTTGTCCAGTCAATCTCATGACAGCTTCAGTAGCGCCTCCAGTTGTTTTACCAGATCTGTTTCCACCTATATAAAGACGTCCAACTTTAGTTGATTTGTGAAACTCCAATTGGTGATCCATTGGTTCATAGGCGTAGATCGTTGGCGCTTGAACCGTGTTCCTCAAACCAATGACCAGTTGGTCAGTTAGCTCACTTAGAGATGGAATTAATGGTTTCGCCATTAGAGGGGGCACTCACATCGAAGTGAGTAATCTAGTCACGGAGAGTTCCAACTAACTAGATCAGCAAACCTGCACCCCCGAAATTTACGTATTTCTAGAGAGCCAGACGATCAAACAAGCAATAATCAAAAGAATGACGACAATATAGAGAATTTGAATTCCACTTTGACCCCTGTCACGAAGGACTTCGGGGACAGGTTCTTTTCGTTGCTTGTTTCTAACCCACCACACAACAATACCAATGATGATGGCAGCAATAGTATTGGTTAGAGCCTCGTTATCCACGATTAACTCCACTCCAACATTTTCTGCTATCCATTTAATGACGGCGAGAATTATAGCCGTAACAGGAACTGCAATAGACTTAGCATTGACCTTAACAAGGTTAATTAAAAATTCCATCAGATCATCCCCGCAGTCGGAATACCGGCCCAAGCGGCGAGCCGTTGATATTGTCCTGAATCATAAATGGGGTATTTTCCATCCGTCTCATTTGGATTCATTTCCTGTGGCTCCAGATCATTTGAAACCATTGGGCGAACGGTTCCACTATCAAAAAGACCTAGATGGGGAAGATTGGGATTTGCCCCAGCCCATGTTGGTTTACTAATTCGTCGTAACACATCATCTCCTATAGGTATAGGTTGAGGAATTTGTGGTTCTTCATCGGGAATTAATTGAGACATTTCATTCCAGGCAAGAAACGCTGGTTCTCCTGGACAAATTGTGTTTGCTTCTGGCATCATCCTGTGTGGAAGACAGAAATGAGATTGAGCTAAATATCCGTCCTTCAAGAGCTTGGTGCGAATCCATCGAAAAGCATATTTCATCTCTTCAGAAATTGGTTGCCAAACTTGATTAGGTTTGCCATAGTTATCAACACCCAACAAGAAGATCACACCAAAAGCTAGATCATTCTCTCCAAAAGAATGAGCAGCTTGATACAAACCTGCATATTCCCAAATATGTGCCACACCATTAAGGCCTACAGGAATTACATAGTTGTACTCAAAACTCTTCTTTCCTGCATCAGCAATAGCTTCAAATTGAACCATCACATCAGGAGTAATTACAGGTGGATATCTCAGAGAGCCATTCGCCAAGTGCCACGGAACACCCGTGTAATGTCCTGTAATATAGAGGCGGTTCTTTTGCATCAAAGGTCTAATAGACCCAGAGTTATTATCAGGTAATCTTTGAGTCCACTCTGTTCGTGGATGATAAACTACTTGCATCCGACAATACCCGCAATTGCGTACCTACAGGCTAATTCTAATTCAGTCGCCATCAAAGAACGTTGACGACCGGGAGGAACCAACTCATATAGTTCTTGAGCCAAATTCTTAAAATGCGCCCTAACTTCATCCATCTTTTCTCCCGCTCCGGGAGGTACTGGTTGAAGAGTCATGTTGTGCAACAGTGTTTCGAGATCCATGTTTATCCTCCGATGAATTTGAGGGGAATGATGCCATGCCTGAACACCATTCCCCTCAAGAATTACTGGTTAGCGAATCCAGACGGAGGAACCAGAACCTTTTCCTCTGTCTTGTCTGCTTCTACTTCAGCCAAAACAGAATCGGGAAGAGTTGTATCGTTATCCTCTTCCCACTTCGCTTTCTGCTTTGGAGTCATTGTTCCCTGAAGTCCCGGAGGGAGTACTGGTTCGTCGGGGTTGTCCGAAGTAAGATAATACACCAAGCTCTTAACTACGGCAAAAGTTGCTTCAAAACATGCCCGAACTTTTGGCGGGAGTCCTGAATAGAGAACAACAGTAGGGCTAGTCTTCTTATCCTCGTCGTGCTCTTCTCCGTAAACCCAACCTTGTGCCCGCTTGAGAGTTACCATATCGTTAAAAATGACTTCTGGAAGAACTCCATTGATCATTTGAAGAATGATTTCTCTAGGGACGTCTTCTCCACCGAGAGCTTCGCTCACCTTGGATGCGATCTCTACTAGTTCATTTACCTTCATTTAAAGCTCCTTGCACTAATGGGTTTAATTGTCTCTGGTCGATTTCGTCTGCAATTTTCGATAAAATGTCTGCGGTCACGTATTTTGCTAGCACCTCCATCAATGTCACCATCATCATGTTGAGGTTTGCAATTTGTGCATCTTGCGGTCGGTATTTATGAGTTAGTTCATAG